AATATTAGAGCGGATGGCCGCCACGGTGGTGCAAATCGGTGAATGAGGGTTCTACTATATATTGTGTACCTGTGTACCAATTCATATGGAGTTTTGAGAGAGAGCTCAATTGGTACACACCCCTCTTATTACAAAAATGCCATCGAAGCGTTTCCAGGTAAATCAGAAAAACTATTTCCTAACATATCCAAAGTGCTCTCTTAGCAAAGAAGAAGCACTTTCCCAAATTAAAAACCTATCCACTCCGGTGAACAAGAAGTTCATCAAGATCTGCCGAGAACTGCATGAAAATGGTGAGCCTCATCTCCATGTACTTATCCAGTTCGAGGGCAAATACAGGTGCACGAATAGCAGATTCTTCGATCTGGTCTCCCCAACCCGGTCAGCACATTTCCATCCAAACATACAGGGAGCTAAATCCAGCTCCGACGTCAAGTCCTATCTCGAGAAGGACGGAGACACAGTTGAATGGGGAGAATTCCAGATCGACGGCAGATCTGCTAGAGGAGGCCAGCAGTCTGCTAATGATTCATATGCCAAGGCGTTAAATGCAGATTCTGTTGAATCTGCCATGCGGGTGTTAAAGGAGGAGCAGCCAAAAGACTTTGTCCTGCAGAATCATAACATCCGCTCCAACCTCGAAAGGATATTCGCAAAGGCTCCGGAGCCATGGGTTCCTCCGTTTCAACTCTCCTCTTTCACTAACGTGCCCGACGAGATGCAAGAGTGGGCGGATGATTATTTTGGGAGCAGTCCCGCTGCGCGGCCAGTAAGACCAGTAAGTTTGATTGTTGAAGGTGACTCGAGGACGGGGAAGACGATGTGGGCTCGTGCGTTGGGTCCACATAATTATCTCAGCGGTCACCTTGACTTCAATGCCCGAGTGTTCTCGAACGATGTGGATTATAACGTCATTGATGACGTCGCTCCGCATTACCTAAAGCTAAAGCACTGGAAAGAACTACTCGGGGCCCAAAAGGATTGGCAGTCAAATTGCAAGTACGGCAAGCCAGTTCAAATTAAAGGTGGGATCCCAGCAATCGTGCTCTGCAATCCTGGTGAGGGTGCCAGCTATAAAGATTTCCTGAACAAGGAGGAAAACACCTCCCTCAGGAACTGGACTCTAAAGAATGCGGTCTTCATCACCCTCACAGCCCCCCTCTATCAAGAAAGCACACAGACGAGCCAAGAGGAGGGCAATCAGGAGAAGGAGGATTGATCTTCAGTGCGGTTGCTCCATCTACTTCCACATAGACTGCACGGGCCATGGATTCACGCACAGGGGAAATCATCACTGCACGTCAGGCAGAGAATGGCGTGTATATCTGGGAGATAGAAAATCCCCTCTATTTCAAGATGTACAGAGTAGAGGATCCACTATACACCACGAGCAGGGTGTACAGCATACAAATCCGGTTCAACCACAACCTGAGGAGAGCGTTGCATCTCCACAAAGCCTTCCTGAACTTCCAAGTCTGGACGAGATCCCTGACAGCTTCTGGGTCGACCTATTTAGCTAGATTTAGGCACTTAGTTAATATGTATCTTGATCAGTTAGGCGTGATCTCGATTAACAATGTAATTAGAGCTGTTCGTTTCGCAACAGCCAAACCGTATGTAAGTCATGTACTGGAAAGATCATTCAATAAAATTCAAATTTTATTAATTCAGAATCGAATCATAGAAATAGATCCGAATCTTAAGCGTTGCATACACAGGGTTTAGAGGCATGTGTACATGCCATGTACAATAATAACGCGTTCTCCGTATGATTCTCGTATTTTGCAGCCTCTTGATGATTGTAGACAACGTAGTTGTTGACTTTCCAGAACCTCTTAACAATAGCCTGTTCATTGCTGGCGTACTGTCCACCTGTGACCTTGCCATAGAACTTGTGCATGACCTGGAAACGATCACGGAGATCGTTCTTCACCGTCGCAGTGCTGGGCTCGTTGTCGAACATGTTGAACACCTGCCCGAAATCCATAGGGGTTCCATACGGTCTACGGTCTCTAACCAACCAGAACATCACACTGTTTGTGTGATTCTTGAGCTTGATGTTCTCATCCATCCATATCTTCCCTAAAATATATACAGACTTGACACAAAAACGCTTGCCGACACGGTGGGTAATACCATTACCACGTGTAACGTCAGAGATGCACATTACCTTCCCGACATGTGAGATGTCGTGGCGCTGTTCGAATGACTGTACCTTACACGGGCCTTCACACCCTCGAGGGACATCTGAAGTCCTCAAAGTCCGGAAGATCCTGGGCTTCCTGTCCCTAGGCCTGTTGACCCATTCTGAGGCCCGTGTGATCTTTGGGCCACCAATTCCTGCACGAGGAGAGTCATTANCGTTGCGGCTAACCTTTGAGGTTCCCTCCATAGAACGCCATGGGGCTTCCCGCTTAGGCATTTTGACTTAAAGAATGTGGCCCAATAAACCTTTAATTTATAACCGGCCAACAACTTAGGGCCCAAGTTGTTGCAGATATCTAGATGCGACAGGCGCAATATCATTGGACAAGACGAAAGCTGTCCGCTTTAATTCAAATTAAAGGAAAAGCGCGAGGGGATCGCGCGGCCACCAGAGCTCCACGTAGGGGGGGGAAAAATCGCGCGGCCATCCGGT